AATTAGCTGCTTCAAAAAGAATTTCTTCATTGTTTAGTGAGGGTACACCTTTTGTATCTTCTTTATAGTTTTCATCAAATAGTAAAGGAATAGGAGCTTTAATCCAAGAATACCCTTCATGAAACATTCTAGTAAATATATCCCTATATGCCCATGTTTCAAATTGTCTATTCCATATAGGCGTAGGTGTTTCTATAATCTTATTACCTACAATTAATGTTAGATCTCTTGGGCAATGGTAGTGCCAATTTTTACCTTCCCATGTGGGAGATTTAGTATCTTCAAGAGCATACTGAGTATCTGGTCTATATACTTTAACTCCTAGCTCTTTAAGAGTATCACTTAATATTTCTAGATCTTCATTTTGTTCGTCAATAATTTGTTGAGGATAGAAACCTGCTACAGATTTCATATACTCTTCTTCAAATTCTGGATATTGGCATTTCATCACACTCCTATTAGGTATAGGTAGTGTAGCATAGTCTGCTGTACCTACAATCATTTCTTCTAATTCATCCCAGTCGTTATTACAAGTCATATTTTTGTCTCCCATCCCATATTCTTGAAAAGCATAACCTATTACCGTTATTACCTCTATTATATTCTTTAAATCTTCCTGTATAGTCTAAACCAAAATACACACAATAAGAAGGTACTAAATCAAGTTTTTGACAAAATGCTAGTTGTTTACTATGATATTTATCAAACACATAATTAGCTGGAAACTTCTTCATCATAGCAGTACCAAGATAGGCACTCAATAAATTTATATAATTATAGTTATACTCATTTATTACATATATTTGATCTTCAAAAGGTTCTTTTTGCATCCTAATTCCTATTCTATGTGTCTCAATAGGAAATACTTTAGAAAGAGATGATACTACATATTCTATACAAGAATGATCTAGATTAAATTGTAAATCAACAGATATATTAAGATATGCTAAATCTATCATGACAGGTACTTTTAATCTATCACAATCACATAACATTTTTTCTAGGTCACTAGGTACTGCACCTGTATCAGAAAAAGGAACACTTAATAATACTACATCACCTTTTTTAATAGGTTCGTCCTCTATCCACACAAAATTATCATCATACCATAAAGCTTTCATCATTTGGTGATAAAAATACTCACCTCTAGCAATTCTTAATCGTTTATTATTTCTATATCTAATATAAAACTGTGCAAAAGATTCTGTAGTACCTTGTGTAAAACACATATGATTATATTGTTCTATACCTGCTACTCTTGGAAAATGGCTAAACATCCATTCTTTATATGTTTGGAGAAACTCTTGTTTTATTATTTCTGCATTTTTTACTGAATAGTTGTTATTAGCAGTAAACATTCTTATAGTTTCATCTCTATAAGTAGTTAGTTCTCTATCGTGAACACTATAAGCACCTCCAAAAGGTTTATTTTTATTATCTGGTAAATTTGTATATCTAATTGTCATTTTTTAAAAAATCCTGATAGTTGTAAAGTATATTTATCTTTCATACCACAATTGCCTGATAGGTGAGGAACATGTTCATTAAATATCCATCCTGTATTCTTTTTCCAATTCCATTTTATTTTGTTTCCAAACTGAAGTATATGCCCATCTTCCCAATCTTCTACAAAAATATTAGCTCTAACAGGCTCTCCATCAGGTTTAATTTGTCTTAATTTATAGAATCTATCTATGTGTAGAGGTATACAGTTTCCTGGTCTTTGTCTTATTACAGATATGGTATGTATATCTATATTTGTTTGTTGACTTAAAATTTCATAATCTATTTCAGACTTAGATAAGAACTTTTGATATATGATGGTATTTTGATCTGTATAGCTAGAGGGCATACCTCCATAGGGTGCATGTAGTTCTTTTAATTGGTGCGTCATAATATCTTTTAAAGGATCTTTATAGTTAAACCACTCAATATTATATATAAAAGATAAATCATAGTCTATATTTGTTTCTTGTAATATCATGTCTCCCACGGCAACCATCCTTTCTGTTTATACCCAAAGTTTAAATATGTATTAATTTTTTGTTTCTCAGACTCATTGCCTAAACAAAACTCTTCATTAGTAAACCACATAGTAATATTATTTCTTAGTGCTAAATTCATTAAATATTCTCTTCTACGTCTAGCATCTGGCAAAGAATATATACTATGCATAACTATTACATCTATTTCTGATTCTAGCAAATCTTCTAATATTGGCATCCAATGTAGATATTCATTTTCAACCTGCATCATATTATTAGGTATATTATGTTCTTTACAGAATAAACGAACTGCATCTCTTTGTAAGTTAAGAGGAATATCTTTATCATAATTTGTATTATTACCTATATATCCTACGCAGACATCATTTGTATGATCTATTGTTCTATACTCTGTATCATTAGGTAATCTAAAGAATCCGCCAGGAAGTCTACCCCCAAATTCTTCTCCTTCTACTAAAACATGCCAATCTATAGCCATTCTAGTAATATCAGTTTTATTATTCACATTACCATGTAGTATTTCTTGATGAAATAAGTGTGCCTGTCCTACCTCTAAAGTTACTGGATAGGCAGTTTCTAGACATGTATCTTCAAATATTTTCTGATCCCATTGACCTTCTATTAATGCCTTTGTAATTTTTCTAGAACTATCTGTAGGTACTACATACATAGAGTTAGTATCATACGCTCTTGTTAATGGCATCCATATAGTACCTTGGCCTCTACCATTTTTATAAAATATACCTTGATGAAATGGTAGTTTTCTACCTAATCTCTCTTGACTAGGTATTACTAAATTAAGAGTCGGGCGTCTCTTAATTAAATATCTTTTACCATCTAATAGAGGTGCTATATAAGTTTCTGCAAAAGCATCAAACTCTTTAGAATAGTCAGGAGCACTTAGTCTTTTTTGTACCATGTCTGTTATGGGTATCAATTCTCTGATAGCTACTTCTTTATGTATATTTTCAAGACTGGTTACATAAGGATATAGCTCTTGTATTATTTCTAATACCCATAAAGACCAAGGATAACAGTCATGATCATAGTTTAGTGTATTATTATCAAAGTTTTTATATATACTATTCATTTTTTAACCTATATACTAGCTCATTCCGTAATTCTAATCTCTTAGAAAAATATAAATTGTAATTATACTCTAAAATATCATCTACTTGTTTAAACATTTCTATTAATTCTTTTCTACTCTTACTACATAGACGTTTTATTTCTTTCATAACTAAATAAAATCTTTCTGCTGAATCTTCATTTAAGTCGTAGTTTTCATTTATAATAGGATGAAATGTTTTATAACCAAGTTTATGTAAAAATGCTAACTGTCCTGGTTGTCCTAATATTATAAAAGGTTTTTTATATATAATATTTCTATATGTTTTTTCTGTTATATGAACTACTTCTCCTGCTGGGTCATTATATATACGAGGTATTGGTTTATCATATGATCCTTCTATTACAAAATTAAATAAAGATTTATGTAATGTATTTTTTATATTTAACATAGTATATACTTTATCAAAAGAAGTAAAATCTAATTTAGTATTGTTATTTTCTGTAATTTTATATAATGCTTGCATATGTTTAGTATTTAATAGGGCAGTATCTAGTTTATTTTTAAAGTTCTTTCCATTATCCTTTAGTGATACAAATCCTTCATCAAGTAGATTACAGTTTTCTAAAGCAACCACTGTTAATCCTCTTATATATCGTTCATGATAGTTACTCATAAAACAACAAAATTTTCTATTATTTTCATTAGTAATACTTTGCTCATTTATATCTACATCTTTATACAACATAGTATCTACATTTAGATCTGTAGTATAAAAATTTGGATGATCTATTATGTGCGGAGTAATAAAAATAAAATCAGATTCTTGATCTTTTGTTAAAACTCTTCTATGTAGTAAAATTGTTTCTATATATTCTATCATTTCTAGTGTCATAGCTTCTACCATAACAAATAGAATTTTTCCTTTTTTATGGTTAATACCTCTTCTTACAGATTTAGGTATTAAATTTTTTATAGGCATTTTATTACACATATTAAATATAAATAAATGACTAACCACTACAGGGTAGTACCATTCTTCTATATCTTCTGCAAAATAAGAAGGAATATAATTAATATCATAACCTTTAAATATAGGTTCTAATTTAATACAATGACGAATATCTCCTAGTAAATTAGGAATACAACCTTTTTCTACATCTATTTTATCTATCATTAGATTAATAGATTTTTCTTTGTTTTTACCTTTCATTAGTTCATGAATATTTCTAATATTACGCTTAAAACCGTTTACTTCAAAGTTAAATAATTCATGCTCTGTAATATTAAATGTAAAAAAATTAGGGGAATCAATATAATGCATAGTCATAAACAATAGATTTTTATATCTAGGATTAGTTTCTACTGTTTTAACTAATAATTCCATGTCTTCATTATTTATAGGTTCATATAAAACTAATACTATATGACCTTTATTTTTTTTATACTCTTGATAAACTTTATTTGGTATTATTGATAATACATCTGTTCTAGAACTACTGTTTGCTATTAGCAAACTTATAAAAGTACTATTAAGAATTACTATAGGATATATCCAATTTTTTGTTTCTTTTACAAAATAAGAGGGAACATAGTTAAAATCATAATCTTTAAAAATTAATGGAGTAGTACCTACTAATACTTCTGTACCGCCTTTTATTACATTAGATACAAATCCATCATCCTTGTCTATATCATCTACTAGTACATTAATAGTTTTTTGTGATTCTATCATAAAATTTTCTTTTTTTATATTCTCTATTTGAAATATATAGTTTGTAGTTATACTCACATATTTCTGTTAATTTATCAATATCTTTTATAAATTCTTCAATAGGTTTATTAGTGATTCTTTTTATTTCTTCACATACTGCCATCAGTCTAAGTTTATGATCATATATTTGATCATAGTCTTCATTTATAATAGGTTCAAATGTTTTGTATCCTATATCTCTCATATAAGATAAGTCATTCTGTCTACTTAATAGTATGAAAGGTTTTTTAAATAAAAAACATCTATATATCTTTTCACTTAAAAATTGTGAGTCTCTAGATTTAAAATTTCCTTCTGGTACTATATTAATTAAAGATTTTTTTAAAGTAGTTTCTATGTCTAACTCACCAAATGTTAAATTAGTTTTTTCTCCTGTCGAGACATAACCTTTATTTAATAGATTATTT